CCTTTGACAGAATAAAGTTATCACTGATCTGCTGTTTCCTGTCTCTTGCTCTGCATCTGACATAACTCTCCATCATATCCATGATCTCATTTAAAGTGGAATCCCAAAATAATTCAGGCCGTATTCCACAATCTAATGCATCCGGGTAAATCGCCCACAAATATTCGCTTGTAGTTGTTACAGTTCTTCGTCTGTTGCTTCCAGAATTTCCGCTGCCATCTTCGGCGTAAAAAAACCAGATACCGCCAGAATCGGAATCACAACATTTTTGTACAGATCAATCTGACTTCCACCCTCTTCAACATATTTGTCAAACAGGTTCAGAATATCATCATACTTAACCCCATGTTCCCACGGAAGCATTGCCGCCTGGATGATAGTAAGCATTACAGATAATGCCGGCATATCATCCACCAGATGCATGATATTACACTTGTATTTATTTTCCAGCTTTTCAATATTAGATGCTTTAAGTTTCAGACAGTAATCTCTGCCACCAATAGTCCAGTAATGAAAAGGCTTTCTTTTCTTCTTTGCTTCATTCAAATCTACAACTTTTGTTTCTTCCTGATTTTTTACTTCTTCATCTAAACCACCCATGTTATATCCTCCTGAATTTTTTATAAAAGACCCAGCATTATGCCGGGTCTGTATAAGTAATATCTGACTGTACCATCATGGTCACTTCAAATTCGATAGCACCATTGACACCGCCACCTGTACGCTTAACAGATACCTGAGCAGCAAAATCAATTGTGCTTTTATCGGCATCAGTTTCACGAAAATACAGTGTCGTTCCATCTTTATCTGCCTGTCTTAACACACGATATGGACAATCCGCTTTTGAATTATCATATTTGAATTTATATGTCATTTCAGGCAGATCACCGATACCTTTTTCATACTTCTTATGTGGATCAGTCAGGACCGTATTGTCCACCTTTTCCGGATCTGATCCAATATCCGGAATTTCTTTTAAACCCGGAAGGTCTGTATAAGTTGTTGAGCTTCCGGAAGGGGCAGTTTTAGAATAGCCCAGTTTTGCTCCATTTGCTAACATTTATCTTCACCTCTTTCTTAATTCCAGTACACTATGTCGGAACTCATATCAATGATTCCTTCATAGCGCATTACTTTATGTTTCAATCCGCTTGGATCTGGTGCATCACCGCAATAGGTTCTCACCAGACCTAAAGCAGAAACAGCAACATCAACTGCAAAGGCTGTATCAGATGTGCTCTGGTTGTGCCATATATCAATTTTATATGACACCTTAGCCTTCTGTTCAGCGTTGTCAGTACGTTCCCACACGCTGTTATTTTCTTCTACATATTGAATAGTTGGGAAGTTCGCCCAATCTTTCGGATATGTATCTGACACATTCTTAGTAACAGTAAGAAGTGCTGCATATACCTGATCTTTTACATTTTTCATTTTCCCTCCAAATCCGCCCTGAAAGTTGCTTTCATTCCTTCCAGGATTGTTTCCTTGTTATTTTCCAATGCCGGATACATAAAAGGATGCGCCGGCTGTCCTGTACACTGATAGAACCGTCCTTTCGGAGTATCAATATAGAACCAATGGTACTTTTCTGCTACCCTCTGATCTATCTGGCTTTCATGAATCCACCAGGGGGACTGTGTATAAGCCGGTGTGATATCCGGAGCAATTCCTTCATGCCGGTCCTGTCCTTTGGGTCCAGTGCCAAATTCCACATAAGGTGCATACGCCTTATCTGTCCAACAAGCTCCCACAATGGATTCATTCTGCTCTGTGACCTCAGAAAATATGCTCTGTTTGAGTTCTCCTGTATCAGTTGGGCAATTTAAGATCGCTGCTGATCTGACTGTCTGGATTGCTGACGCTACCGCCTGTCTGGGATTTAGTTGTGAAATTGCGTTGAGTTTCCGTTCCAGTTCTCTGGTTCCGTCTATACTCATATCCGTTCCACCTCCAGTGTAAGGAAACGATATGGTTTGATGGATATAATCTTATAATCCGGCTTATGATCCTGATCTGCATACAGACAGATCCCATCTAATTCCTGCAGATCTGTTCCATCCTCAAAGATATAGTGAGGATTCCCTTTTTCATCTGTCCTGATCTTATATTTCCCATCAAGCCGCATATTACGGATATAGCTCAGACGCTGACCATATTGCTCTGCCTGAGCTTTTCCGGACGCCGGCCAGGATTCTCCGGAAATGGATGAGGCAGTACCATATTCTTCGTTGGTACTGCCTTCTGAATCCTTTGTTATGATCCTCTTTTTATGATAATAAGTCTGAATCCTGTTTCTTCGCATTCTCATGAGTTATTCCTCCCACTCTGACAAGACGGTATCTGTTCAGGATGTCATAGATCTGTCTGGGAGCAGATTCAAATGAATAACTTTCCCCGCCTTCGCTTCTGGAAGTCTCACCTTCTGTCCCCATCCTGTTCAAAGCAATAACCGCAAGATCTCTCACTGCTTTTTCCAGAGGCGTAATGATCACGCTTCTGTTTGTATATCCTTTTACAAAGTCTGAAGCTTCTTCCAGATAGGCTTCGATCAGTTCTTCATTGGTTTCTCCTGTCAGGAGCTTAACTCTTTCTATGTTTTTGGCTTCTGCCATATAATCACCCTTTCAGGATATTGATAAGATCCTGTTTTGCTAAGGCGGAAACTCCTGTGAGTCCTCTTCCCTTAGCCAGAGTCTTTAATTCTTCTACGGTCATTTCTTCAATGTTTTTCGTGGCTTCATCAGCAGAATTTGATGCTGTTTTCTGAGATACAACATCTACAGGTTTAAATCCATCATTTATCAGCTTCTGAGCAGTCGCTCCATCTGCTTCTCTTTCCACGTTTTTTCTGATCAACCTCATCCTTTCGCCTCCTGAATGCTTAAATAGATAGAATCCAGCTTATTATCCAGAACCCAAATATCATGGAAACGGCGATAGTCCATCTGCCATGCATTCAGTTTCTGGTTGATTGCCGGGTCAAAGATACGCATGATATCCTGTTTGGTTACTGCGATCGGTGTGGTTGTCGGACAAATGAAGAAGTTCAGATTCTTAGCTGTACTGCCCTTCTCGTATCCCCCTTTTTCCTGACCATCTGTCTTGCCATCATTAATCTTGATTGCTGTGTACATACGGTTGGACGGTGTAGAAATCAGCGGAACGCCATCTACGGACGGTACCTGTGTATCAATGCCGCCTTTAGAAAATGTTACTGCTGTAATCTTTCCTGCAAGCTCCAATTCCAGTTCCATAATGAAGTCTGGCGTTGCCTGACATACAAGCGGACCGTTGTATCCTTCTCTGATTGCCTTAATGCCCTCTTTTACTTTACGCAGGGCAGATGTTCCTGTTGTTCCTGGAATATAAGAATATCCGATCATTCCAGCTTTATTGGCGGTGATTGTTTCTGTCGCAATCTTTGAAATACGATATGCATCAATCTCTGGAACAACCTGCACTCTCTGAAATTCTCCCATGACAGCTCCTGCCGTAGTTACAAAGTTATTTTCATTGATGTCCATCGGATCAAGCTGGAACAGGCGTCCACGGTCCTGAGTCATTTTTCTGGTTTCATATTCCAGAGTAACGGATCCTCTCTGATATCCGTTATCACGATCATAATCTCCCATTCCAGATACGCTCATCTTCGGAATTTTAACTTCTGCTCCGCCGTTATAGATTACCTGTCCGGCATTGGCATCCATCCAGCCGGTTGTTGCTTCCAATACCGCAATCTTATCAAGCTGATTCTGAAATAAGGTTGCTGTTGCTAATGTATTAATTGCCATATGTATTCACTCTCCTTTAATAAATGCCCATCATTGCATTGAATACCTGCTTTTCAAGGGCTTCCTGTGCATCTGTTCCTGGCGCTTTCTTCGGTGGCTTTCCACCTTTCAATTTCTCTTCCACTGCTGACTCTACTGCTTTTTGGAAGGCAGTTTTGACCTTTTCCATGGACTTCATGCAGGAATCTGCGTCTGTATAATCCAGAACTTCTGCAAGTTCTACAGGAAGATTGTCGCTGATCAGGGTATTCTTTGCTTCTGCCATCAGTTCTTTTCTGGTTACTGCTGCCTCTCTGGCAGTCAGATCCTTTTCTCTCTTCTGCTGCAGATATTTTGTTTTTTCATCTTCTGTCATCTTTGCCAGCTTCTCTGCTTCAGAAAGCTTTTCATCTGTCATTGTCTGCCATTTCTTCTGTTCATTGGAAACTGCAGTGTTGATTGCCTTCTGCAGTCTGCGGTCAAATTCTGCCTGATTGTCTCCTGTTTTCAGGAAATCATCAAAGGATGGCGGATTGTCTGCACCGCCCTGATCCGAACCACCATCTCCACCGGCTCCGCCGCCATTCCCGCCATCTCCGGTCCCAGCATCGTCTCCTTCTGCGAATAACTGCAGGTTCATTGGAACTTTGCACATTGCTTTTACTAATCTGTTTCTCATGTTATTTCCTTTCTGCCCAGCCTATTCGTTTTCGCGCCCGGGCCATTCAGTTTTTGGAGTAACCCGCTTCTTTTACGTCTGACGGAAAAAGACACAAAAATAAGACGCTTCACCCCGCGTCTCAAAGGGAGATGCATGGATCACCTATTCCTTTCCCTTGTCTGCTGCTTTTTCAGTTTCTTTTGCAATCTCGGCAACGCCTTCATGAACCAAATGATCAGCTCTGGCTTTATCTACTTCCAGAACTGTTCCTGCTTCAATGATCTTGTTCAGACGTACATCGCTGTAACGTTTGATGCATTTTACTTTCATCCTGCTCACCTCCTCCCAGTTGCGCCGGCGCAATTACTCTACAAACATCCAGTCTTCTGCGAGCATATCCGCCTGGGAAGCAAGCCATCCCATCTGTACGCCAGATGTTCCAACAAAAGCGATGGCTTTATTTCCGATTGCGTCATGCTCACAATTTACAATCTCATTATCGGCAGTCTTATAAGAAATCCCAGTCGCAAGCTGAATATGCTGTTTCTTACCGTTCCAGCCTTTACGTGCCACTTTAAATCCTCTTTTCAGGTACTTAATCGCTTCTCCGAATGAGAATGTTGCTTCTCCACCAAGTATTGGGCAGTTCCGACTATCCGCATAAACCCACTCATCGGAAAGAATATTCTGAAGCGTATACTCCACATTCTGTGTTTCTCTTATATCCAGACAGCCACCATCTTTTGTGTACATAAGGATTGTCTGGGATTCTTCATCCCACCACCAATAACCCGCCCATGACGGAAGTTTTACTGGAATTCCAGATTTCATTTCTTCAAATGCTTCTTTAAATTTCATTTTCTTGTCCTCTCTTTCTTAAAAACGGGTATAAAAATACCACCGGCCATTTCTGACTGGTGGTTATTCTTTAATGTTTACTCTTCTGAACTGTTAATAACTCTTTCTATATCTGCTACTGTTTTATCATATAAAGTTTCCCAGTTTTCCGGGGAAGTGCCAATATCTATAATCAGGGAACCATCTGGAAAAACTTCCATAACGCTGCCTTCTCTTCCGTCTTTCAGGAGAACTGTATCAAATTCTTTTATTTTCATCTACTTTACCTCCTTGATATAGGCACTCGCCATAGTTACACTTTTATCATCAGCAGACCATCCAACGACAACATTTGCAGGAGTTCCTTTTAATCCATATAAAATAATCTTTTGCTCATACATATGTTTTCCATATCCATTTACGCCTTTGCTTAGTGCTGGATACTGCGGTGCTCTTGCTATAATCTGCTTTTTCAGGCTATTCCAGTTTTCAGCATCGTATCCAAGTCTGCCCGAGAAAGCATCTCCTTTTGCAAGTCCTTCTGGATGTGATCCTCCGAACAGATACTTTTCAAATTTGGCATCTGCTGCCATTGCATTTTCTGCATTCGGCAGTTTCAGTTCCGGATGCTGTAACAGCTCATTTCTTCTCTGATAATCAAGCTTTGTGAGTCTCCATTTCTCAGTATCATTATACTTCATTTCCTGGAAGTCTGCAAAACGTTTCGGCGCATCTTTACCGAGGATTTCCCGGTATCTTTCATACTGTTTCTTGTCTGAGGCAGCATTCTGGACGGATTTTTCTTCTGCTTCTGCCTGGGCATTACCTTTTACATATTTCTTATACCATTGATCATATGTCATATTTGCAGGAACTGTCTCTGTGCGTCCTGTTTTTGGATTATAAGCTCTCCGTTTCATGTTCCTTAACTTATCCTCATCTATGACGCTAATCGTTGTGGATCGGCACCACGGATGCATAGGTGGATAATTCTTTCCTGCTTTCCGGTCTTTCATGGAAAATATCTTTCCATCCAGTTCCCGGCAGATCTTACTGGTTCTGAGGTCCAGAGTTGCAAGATAGCGGTATTTTTCTATTCCGCATTCCTCATAGGATCTCGCAGTCAGTTCTCCGGATAAGAAGCAGCTCTCTGTTCTTACCAGGCGTCTTGCCTGCATAGCTCCTGCACCACAACGGTTCATGATCACTTCAGAGGTCTCCCTGTCTGTCCTGCCAGTCAATAAGCTTACCAGCAGTTCCTGTTTTAGAGTTCTGGAAAGTTCTTGTGTATTCTTCCAGATACGCTGTGAATAATGTCTTCCAGACCAATTCATAGAGAGTACCTGTTTGATCTGTTTCTGACTAATGTTGGAGAAACTAAATCCAATGCCTGTCTGTTTTTGGATGTTATAGATGGAGCGGTAATATGTAGCTTCGCTAAGATTCTGAAAGAAACTGGTATCAAATAACTGTTCCTGCTGGTATACCTCCTGCATAACTGTGTCAACTTGCCGCAGGAGATCCTGCAGTCTTTCTATCCTGACACGGTATGCCGGTGCTTCCAGTTCACGGAGAAGTTCCTGCTTGGTCTTATCTGAATCTTTGTTTCTCAGAGCATTCAGCAGTTCTTCCAGGGATGTCTGGTCTTGCATGGTATTTAGCAAATTCCATGCCTGCGTTTCTGATAAGCCATGCTTAGTCATATACTTTTCAAATATGTCCTTGGCTTTATGGGTAAGCAACATAGAGGAGTTTCGATATACCTTTGCCAGCAGATCTGCTGTTTGTTCTGCATCTTCCATTCGATGATACATATCCCAAGCTGCTCTGTTTTCCCAGTAGGAATCATTCTTCATTTACATTATCCTTTTTCTTTTCAGGCGACTTCTCTTCCTTATCCGGATCTGTCTGATCTGGCGGAGTATTTCCCTGCATTCCAAACATTTCCTGCTGCCGCTTCAGATTCTCCTCTGTTTCCTCATCCAGTGCTTTCAACTCATCATCTACATTGTCTACAAACGGAACCTGAGACAGTAATGTCTTTCTGCTTACTTTTCCCCAAAGGTTTGATACGATCTGAGAGATTTCAAGGAGATTCTTTGGCAGTGCTCTGGTGAAGGTCATTGTAATTCCGGTTGGATCTATGCTTTTTCCATGCAAAACAAGGAAATTGCAGAAGATCCGAACACGCTTTCTCAAGCCTTTTCGATAGTATCTGGTCTTAATCTTGGTGATGTTTTCCATCCCCAGTAGTTTAAATTCCATTGCCACACCTGAGACATTACCTCCGAAGCTTTCATCTGTCATACATGGAATATGGGAGAATTTATGGATATCCTGCTCTATTGCCTTTTTCAAGATTTCCACTCCAGATTCATCGAATGTTCTGGTCAGATACTCTGCCTTGGCACCGTCTGGTACTTCCAGGACTTTTCTCTTCTTCAACTGCTTCATGGCTGCAGCCACACCATCCTTCTTTTCTCCGTTTTCATCTTCTATCTCTTCATCTGCAAGCAATGTTCCGTAAATTGCCAAGATTGCATCTATGAACTGCTCTTTATCAGTGACTCGATCACTCATCAGAACGTTATAGGCATCGATCAGAGGAATCTGCAGCTCAAAATCACCAATTGCCAGTTTATTATTCAGATATTCGATGATTGGAATCTCTCCCAGATAATGAGGGATTGCCGGTTCTGTTGTTTCCTGATGTATGTTGTTATGTTCAATGTCCAGTTCGTATTTATAATTAGTAGTGACTACGGTTGCCATGTAATGATCTGAACGCTGTCCGGAATCATCTTTTCGGATATAATAATAGACAGCAAAGAGTTCATTTTCCTCAATGCTGTCATCTTTTACCATGAAGGTGTTTTCTGCTGAAAGATTCTTTATACATAAAAAGTCTTCGTTTTCTTTTGTATAAATATATTCATAGGCAAGTCCATAGATAGAAAGTTCTAAGCCGTTATCTCCATCTACTTCATCTGCGCCTGCCAGCTCCAGGGCATCTGTCAGATCTGTAATATCATTTTCTGACTTGTAAGATACTGGATTCCCGATGAAATAGCTACTGGCAGTATCTGCAATATCTTTGGCATGATTGCAGACGAGCTTATTCTCCCGACCTACATCATCTAAAATCTTATGCTTTCCTTCATAATAAGCCATATTTTTCTGTAATCGGCTTACCATGCTAATGTGCTTACTGATCAGCTGTCGGATTACTTGCTTGTCCGGGTTCAGTTCATCGAATTTTTCTCTTGGAATTGTGAATGTATACATGTTTCTCACATCCTTACGTCTTTTAGTTTGGCAAGTTTATTGCCGATTATGGTACTACATAGGTAGCGTGTTGCGTCGAGACAATGATCGAATTGTTTTACAGGCTTGTCTTCACCATGCTCCAGGGCTTTTGCATCCCAGATGTAGGAAGCAAATTCTTTGATTGTTTCCTTACAGGAAGAAGCAAACACGAGCTGTTCCAAGTTCAGCAGCATTCCAACCAGACGGATTCCGTCCAGGACATCATTTTTTGCCTTGATGACCTTATAGCCGCGCTTTCTGAGCTCTGCAATAAAAGAAGCGGCCGATGGGTCTACAATGATCGCTTTAATCTTTGTTCCATCCAGCCACTTCTTTAAGTCGTCTGCATATTCTGAATCTGTTTTCTGTTTGCCTTTATCTCTTCCGGAATAGTAATACTCTCGAATACAATACCATTTCCCATTGATTCCTTTGTTCCAAAGCAGGAATACGGTCGCATTCTGAGTACCGTAGTCGCAGGATACGTATCTGTTGCCATTGATCAGTAACTGGAAGAAATCACGGATATTCTGAACGTGCTTTTCTTCATCGAACATATCATAAATAATGCCCTCTGCTGCCGCCCATAATCCCATGATGTAGCGTTTGAAGAACACTCCTACATACATCTTCCGGTACCTGGCTTTTACTTCTTCATCCAGGGATAAATTGTCATCCATTGTAAAATGGAGATAGAGGATTTCTTTTAACCCGGCTTCCTTGCCTTCTGCTGCAGCTTTTTTCCTGATCCTTTCTGATTCTTCCTTGCCCAGATATCCTGTGGATTTATCTATCCAGTTGAGTTTAAACCAGTGATAGGGTCCATCCGGGTTGCAGTTAAACCAGAACTTACTTCCCTTTACAGAACAACGTCCTGTTGCCTGGTTCACAAAACTCTCTGGCATCAGGGCAACTTCATCAAAGAATACCCCAGCCAGTGTGATGCCCTGGATCAGATCCTGGGAGCGCTCATCCTTACCGCCAAATATGTAGAAATAGTTTTCTTTTCCTTTCTTTCTGATGGTCAGGAGATTGTCAGCTCTATGATCCGTGATGGAATAACCTCTGGATCGGAGCATCAGCTTTAGCCAGAACAGGACATTTCGCCGGAAGGAACCAATGGTTTTTCCGCACATGGCAAAGTTCTGACCGTTAAAAGTACTCATTGCCCACATGGCAAATGATAAGGACATGCTGATGGTCTTTCCTGAACGGATTGCTCCATCTGCAATGATTCCGTCTTTGTCGTGTACTGGTGAACCTTCACACCACCAAGTCAGAACCTGCTTCTGCTTTTGCGAAAAGGGGGAAAAGTGAAATGTCTGTCCGTTCTGTTTTGCAGATCGGTTCTGTTTCATTTTATTGAGACGTTCTCTTAATGCTGATATCTTTTCATACATCCACATCACCCCAAACAGATTCTGCAGATGCATTCATAGCATCCAGGAAGCCATCATCTTCAGTGTCTTCGTTTTGTCCATCCTGTTTCAGAAGTTCAAATTCAAATCGCATTGTCTCAAGTTCCAGACGGGCATCATCATATCCAAACTTGTGCAAGGTTTCGATGGCTTTCTGCTGCCTTGCCTGGACTCTGGTTAATGCATCCTCAATTGCCTGGATCTGGCCTAAGATTCCTTCGTATTTCCTCAGTTCGGTAGGTTTTCCCTTTTCTATACCGGAACTGTATTCTGTTACTGACATTCCGAGTGGGATATTCTCTTCGTCAGATTCTGCTGCCGGCTCTCGTTCTTCCAATCGCCGGAGAGCTTCGATTCTTTTCAGCATCCGGTGTTCCCGGACTGTCAAAAGTCGGATTTCCTGAAGAAGGAGTTGTTCTTTGTCTGGCTGTACCAGAGCAACTAACTGTTTTTCTTCTGGATCTAGGGTATCAAAAAAGAGAGTTTCGAACTCTCCTGTCCTAATTGCATTTTTATTTTGAGGTGGTCCGGTAGCATTTTTATTTCCCGGTTGTCCACCTTTTTTTCTTTTCGAACGTTCGCTTTTCTTATCCGAACGTTCGCTTTTCCATTTATGAGTACATTTCCATCTCCTGACGGTACCCTCTGGTAGATTTAGTTGACTTGCAATCTCAACTAATTTCTGGCCTTGCAGGTACATTTCCCTTGCCTGCTCTATTCGTTTGTCTGGCGCTCTAGCCATACATCACCACCTCTTATTCGTCGTTTTTGAGTATAGAAAAAGCAGCCCCGAAGGCTGCCTCTCATATATTCTATTACAAATATATTTGTGAATTTTTCATTAATTTTTATTAAAATCTCTTGCTTATTTTATATTTACGACATATAATCCAAATATAAGCAGTTAACATAGCTTAGTATATTATTCAATTATTTATATTTAGAGAGATGTAGAAGCTCTC